AAGATGACATGGGTAAGATAATGGAAGATAATATAGCTAAATTACAGTCTAGAAAAAAACGTGGTGTGTTAGGTGGTAGTGGGGATAACAGGTAGTTTATTTAGCTAAACCTAGTCTACCACCTCTTGATTTCTTAACTAATATATTTCCTATGCCGTATGCTTGGTCTTCTTCGATTGTATTTCCATATAATGCTTCGTATTCCTCGTTTGCGGCATCTCTTTTTATTTGACTTGTCTCATCCCACAATGCTTTATCTGTTTCTGTATAAGTAATTTGTTCACCTTTTAATACTCTTGCTTCAGTTTCTGTAACTATTCTATCCTTAGCTAATTGTTTAGCATTTTTTATTAAGTATCTAGCTGTGTCTATAATTTCTTGTCTTCTAGCTTTATATCCTAATCTTTGATATTCTTCACTTTCTATAATACCCTCTAAAATTTGAGACATATTATAAGGACTATTCTCTCTAGCAAGTTCTCTACGAGTATATCTGTCAATTAAGTTATTAGGGTTTCTTCTATATATATTATAAGTGGATAAGTTTAGTCTGCCCATTTCTTCCTGTAAAACATTTTTCTTTTTTCTTTTGCCTAAACCAAATAACTGTTTTTCTAAAGGATTAATTGCTTGTAGAGGACCTGTTTGAAATGCAGAGAAAGCAGGGTCATCATAACCTGCACCTAGACCATCTGTTAAAGGTATATCAGGTAAACTTCTATTTGCTCTTGAATACATGTAGTCTAAAAAGTTAATTTCCCCACCCTTTCTAGTTTCAGGAATCATTCTCGATTGTGGGTCAAACTGACTGTACAAATCTTTTACAACAGACAAAGGTATCATATAGGTATTTAATATGTCTCCTATTGTTTCTCCAACTAATTTATTACCCTTAGATGCATTTCTATATAAATTATCTAAAATACTTAAACCAAGACCTACTCTAAAAGTAGAACCTAGTGTTGCCTGTAATCCGTCTCTAACATAATCACCTATTGTTGGTGGCAAAGTTCCTGTCATACCTCTATATGCTATATCAGCCATTAGCATAAAAGCAGAGAAAGGACCATATAAAGGTCTACCATCAATTATATTTCCATTATTATCTTTTATTTCGTACCAATAGTTTGTATCACCCTGTTTCATTCTCCAAGCAAATGCAGTCGCAAGCATCAGTGAACCTGTCATTCTTTTTCCTGCTTCTTTTTTCCATACATCAACAAATTTTTCAGTAGGTTCTTTATTTACCACATCTTTTATTAATTTTAATTGTGAAAATATGGGTGCGTGTTCTCCTATAAATTTTAACTGACTTGCAATAAATCTAGGAAAAGGAAGAACAGCAGATATGACAAAGGGTAAATCTCTTTGATACTTAATAACACCTTTTGCAAAATTATTAAATGTTGTGTTTTCTCTAAATGAGTTTTGATAGGTAAATTCTAGTGCATCATCATATGCTTTTTGAAACATTTCTTCAGGTAGTTCATCTAAAGCACCCTCTTCAATTATTTCTACTAATTCTTTTCCTGTTTTATCTTTAACGCTTCTACTTAAAGATGATGCAAATACAGATTGCTTCCAAAAATTGTCGGATGCAGAGTTAAGAACATTAAACTTTCTACCAATATCTGCTAAAACAGTATCATTTTTCATGCCTATATCTATATCAGCATTTTGCCTAAATAATATAGCTGATTGTTCAGGGTATAATTCAGAATATAGTTGTCTAACAACTTTAGCTTCTTGTTGATTAAATGTATATTTAGCTATGTCAAATGTTCCATCTAATAAATTTCTAGAATTAATTATATTATCTATTGCTCTTATACTAGCATCAACACCTACACGAAATCCTGCGTTTAAATTATTTCTAGCAGTAGTGGCAGGTTGAGATGTCATTAATCCTAATCTTAGTCTATCTAAGTCTCTAAAAGCACTATATATACCTTTATCATTTGACAATATTGCTTCAGCTTCTTCTCTTGAAACAGTCGATAATCCTGCTGTACGAAGAGCATCGTAATCTTTTAATTGTTTGTTTACAGCATCCCTGTATTCTTTGGTAGGTATTCCAACAAATTTTCCACCTAAACTTCTTTTTAATGCACTTTGTGTGCCTAGTATTCTACCTGCATCTGATATTTCTGCTTTGTAAATTAAAGAAAATTGGTCTAGTGTTATATTATGTTCTCTTATTATTCTAGTTATGTCATCTGTAAGAACGTCACCACTAGCTATTGCCTTCTGTATTGTCGAAGTTATTCTTTCACCGGGCTTCATTTTTATCTTTTCTTGTACTCTAATAACAGCTGCAGCTATGTTTTCAAATACATGTTTAGGTAGACCTGCTATAAGTTCATCAGAGTCTGAAAGATAGTGTCTTACTGCCCTTCCTTCTTTCACTTTATCTAGGTCTAATGCTTTTAACTTATCTTTTATCTCATTTATCTTTTCATCAGGTGCTTCTTTTAATACTTTTTTAGATTTTTCATTTGCAAGATTTGCTTTTTCTAATGTTTTTAAATAGTATTTTTCTTTTAATTCAGATGCTCTTGTAGCCCTTTTTGCACTTAACGCAGCAAATGGAACAGAAACTACACCTGCACCTATTGCAGAAGCAAGTCCTGTTGTTAATGCTCTTTCTCCTGTTAGTTCCTCTTGATTTTCTGTTGTAACTCTAGTTCCTTCTTCAATTAAACCTTGACCTGCACCTATTGAACCTTCAACTGCCATAGCACGAGTTATACCTGACTTTAATGGCTGTTCAAAAGCCTGTTTAATAGTTCCAGCAAGTGCTTTTCTTAGTCCTAATCTTGCAGTTTGTGTACCTGCTACTGCTGCAGCTTTCCCTGTTCCACCTGTTATTATACCTAAATATGTTGATGGTGCAGTAGCTATGCCTTCAGCATAATCCAACATCATTTTCATAGATAAGTCTTCTCCCGGCATTCTATCATACACATCTATTAATCTACCAAAACTATTTTTATCTTCTTCTTTTGCATTCTGTGCATATTCTAAGTCACGTAATGCAGTTATTTCATTTACGCTTGAGTAACGCATATGTTCCATAAACTCATCGTACACCTCTTCTGCTGTGCTTAATTTTGTATTATTATTTCTTTTATATAGGAAATCGTAGGCATCAGATATGAAGCCATCATCTTTTATGAGGTTTTCTTTATTTATTTCATCTTCTTCGAGATAATTGTAGTCTTTTAATTTTAACATATTTATGCTTTTGGTTTTCCATTTGGAAAATGTGTTTTTCCATAATCCTCATTCCATTTATCATATTTATCTTTAGTAAAAAAAGTTCTCTCTGGTCTAGGTTCTACATAACCTTCAGGTAAATTAAAACCATACTCATTTTCAGGATATGATTTATTTAAATCAGGTTCAACTTTATTTTTTTCTAAATAAGTGTTTACAATATTTTTAGCATCAACTACATTCTTGTTAAAAGGTTCACCCTGTAATATTTGTACTATTTCATCTGTTATAACATTAGGCTTTAAACCACCTTGATTTAACTGGTTAAGCATTTCATCTAAAATTAAATCTTGTTTTTTTATAGTGCTTCCATCCCTAAAATCTTTTGTTTTTATTATTTCATCAATGCTTTTATTAAAACTTTTTATAGTTTGTTTTCCTGATTCTATATCGTCTTGTATTTCTTTTTCTGTTTTAATCTTTCTTTTGCCTTTTGGTACATATCTCTCAGGGTCTGTGGCTAAATTATTTCCTAGTATGTTGTTTGTTATTCCTTGCTTTATTTGTAACTGTGTTTTATCTGTATCTGTTTTAGTTAAAGTGTCAAAATCATTCAGTGCTTTTTCAACTGCAGTTGTTATTTCATTTTGAAGTTCTGCCATTTCTTTAGGAAATACAGGTTTATATTCTTTATCTTTATCATCATATTCATATGTTAGTTTAAAACCATATTGATTTGCTATTATATCTGTAAAATCCCTTCTTAGTTGAGAATATGTAACTTTTAAACCTGACTCCACTGGTAAACCTAGTTTTATTTGTGCTGTTGGATAATCACCAAACTCCCTATCATCCATAGCTAATGCTTGTAACTCTGCTAAATCTCTACCTAATACAGAACCAAATGTATCTACTCTTTTCTTTATATAATCTTTAGAACTAAATAAACCTATTTTTTCTGAAAGTGTTTCAGGTTGACTGTTAATTAAAGCATCAGAGTATGTCGTGCCTGATTTAACTTCTCCTAATATACCCTCTAAATATTGGTCTATAGTTTTGTTAGTAGATTTGTAATTTTTTCCCATGTCAACAATATCTGCAGGATTCCAATTAAGACCTTCAGCATTAAATTTTTCTAATGTTTTTGCTACATCTTCTCCTTTTCCCTGACCAATTACTGCTGCTATTTGGTCTGTAGAGAGAAATTGACTATTGTTGTTACCTATTTTTTGTAACCTTTCTGCAATTTTATTTAACTCTTTTCTTTTAGCCCTGTTTGTTTGCAAGTTAGTTATACCCATTTCTGTCCACAACTTAGCAGATGTATTAAATAATTCTTTTACATCTTGTCTTTCTTGGTCAGCTTCTGCTTTTATAGCTTCAGCACCACCTGCTAAAAATGCACCAAAATTAAACCCCATCTTGAACTCTCCTTGCCATTAAACCTTTTGGTTCTTCTTCTTTTACTTCATCTACAGGTTCTTCTTCTTTACCTGTCATAATTTCTTCTACAGATTTTACACTAGGTTCTAAATCCATAGTTGCTAATCTTATATCTATATCTTCAGGCATTTTTTCTTCAGGTTTTTCTTTATCTTCAACTGTGTATTTTATACCTGATTTTTCTGCTAACTGTATAAGTGTTTCAGCTATAACAGGACTAATTAAAACACCTACATCAATAGTGTGCAGTCCTTCCATAACACCACCAAGCTGTATAACTTCTGTTAATGTTTCTACAGGCACACCCATTTCAAGTGCGTTTATTATACCTGCACTATCTTCAGGGTCTGTTATTCTTGTAAAGTAATGTTTAATAGCCTGTTCAGGTGTGTTAAACTGTGGTGGACTTTGCCAAGGTCTACTACCAAGTTCAGGTGTTAAAGACTCACCTGCTATAGGCATATCTGTTAATATTTCTTTATTCATCATCATTATTAAAAGCCTTCTTTATACTTAAAACATAATCAGCAATAGAGTCCATTTTATTTTTTATAGGATTTGATTTTGGCATATTTCTAGCAAGTAAACCTTTTTTACTTTCTTCTGCAGGTTGCTCGTAGCCACCCTCTTTTATATATCTAGTCATGTTTCTACATGCTACTTTTGAAGCACTTTGTTCCATAATATTATCCTATTCCAAACGCACCTTTTAGAAGTATAGGTAATACTACACTTCCTATACTACTACTTGACTCATAATCACCTTTTATTTTGGCTGCATCTGTTGCGGCTGATGCATTTATTTGGGCTGCTGTTAAATCTTTTACACGTTCTCTTTCATTTTCTGCACTCTTCCAAGCCCATTCCATAGTATCACCATAGTATTGCCATAAATTATTATAAGCCTGATTACTAATACCTAATAAACTTTGTGCATTTACTTCATTAGCACGATTGAGTGCAGCAGTGTCTGCAGTGGCAATCTGTCTTCTCCACTGTGCATTAGACTGTGCAATCACCATTTGGTTCTGTGCATTAAATTGGTCACGTTGATTGTTAAGTTCTGCATTAAATCTCTCTACAACATTAGATTGACCTGCATTAAACTGTTGCTGTGCATTTATCTGACTTGCATTATACTGTTGTGTTTGACTTGCTAAGTTAGCAAAGAATTGGTCTACCTGATTTTGAGATGTTGCATTAAACTGTCTAGAAGCATTTGTTGCAGCTTGGTCTGTAAATAGTGATTGTATTCTTTGTTGTGATTTAAATAATTCTGTTTGCTGTCTGTTGCTTAAATTAGCCATGTCAAGCTGTAAGAAGTTCTGTGCATTTTGCACACCTGCCTGTTGACGATTATTTAAGTTTGATAAATCCATGTTGGCTAACGCAGATGCTTCTGCTATAACCATAGCCTGTCTATTATTTAAGTTAGCCATGTTAAGACTTTGTACAGCACGAGAGTTTTCTAAAGCAATCTGCTGTTCAGCAGTAAAGTTCATATTAGCTATATCACCTATTTTAGAAGCATTTTGCACTCTTGCTTGAAAGGCTTGGTCAAACTCCTGTCCAATAAATGTTGCACGTTGCTGTGCAGCTAACATTGCTCTTTGTTGTCTGTTACTTAAATTCTGTGCTTCAAACTGTGCTTGTGTCTGTGCATCTATTTGTGCAATCGGTAAAGCAGACTCCATTGCAGCTTGAACCATTGCCTGTCCTGCCATGCTTGATGCACCTAAACCTCGTCTAGCCATCTCAGCAGTTACATTTCTTAATGCACCTGCAGCCCAAGAAGGAGTATTACCACCCTCAAACTGTTGCATTAAACCTTCTAGTTGACCTGCTACAGTTGCCTTTTTAGTTGGTGTGGCTGTAGCTTCCTGTATTTGTTCTGTATATTGTGAAGCTGTTTGTGCGTTTGCAGCACCTGATACTAACTCACCTGCCTGTATCTGTCTTTGCACAGGATTGACCATCTGAGTAGCAGTTCCTTGTGCAGCTTGTAATTCTGATACTGAACTTTTATCTAAAGTAGCAGGTTGTATAGTTTGTGTAACAAAACCTTGTTGTGCCTGTGTAGCATCTGTAACATCTTGTACTTGCTGTTGCACTTGCTGTTCTTGCATTTGTTGTGGAGGTGTTTTCTCTATACCCTGTGCAGTAGCTGTTGCAGCCATTGCTGTAGGTATTGCAACCTGTCCTGATACCTGACCAACTCCTGCACCAATATCTTGTCCTGCTGTCTGTTGCGTAGTAGTAGGTGTAATAACAGCACCTGTTGGTAGTTTAGGTGTCTCTATCATTTCAGCAGATATGTCACCTACATTTTGACCTGTATATTGTCCTGTTGGTACAGCACCACCTACTTGCATCTCAACATTTTCTTTTTCAGGTGTCATATCAAATGTTTGTTTAGGTGGTGGTACATATGCACCTACACCCTCTTGTTCTTGCTTTTGAATAAACCCACCTTCTTGCATTTCCTGTACGTTTGTTTGTTTAGCAAACTTATCAGTTTCCTGCATAGCTAAAACCATTTGTTCATACTCTTTAGGGGAAGTCGCAACATTTGACATTTCCTGTTGCAACTGTTGAAGTGCGTTCATATTACTTTCCTATTAATATCTTATCTAATTTATCTTCTAGTCTTTGTAGTGCATCCATTACTACGTGCATATCTTCTTTAACATCGTCACGTTTAGCATACTCCTCTCGTGTTTTATTGAGGAGTATATCCAAGCGTTTTATCTCATTAAACATACTGCGAAACACCCATATAACAGGTGCTATGACGAGTGTCAGTATGCCGTTCCAAAATAGTATTGGGTTTACTTCCATTAGATGTCTTGTGCTTCTTTAAATGCTTTGTAATTAACTTTAACTGTATCAGTCCAAGCTGCATTTGCAATAGCTTGTACAGAAGCATCTTCTTTACTAATGTCAGTAGCAGTATGTGTCCATGTATCACCACTTTTTGATGAACTAAATGGGTATAATACATGACGATGAAATGAACGAGTTAGTTCTTTTTTTGAACCATCTGCTTGTTCTTCCATAATCTTTGTTGCTTGACGAACTTGTATTGCCCATGTTGATACGACTTCAATCTTATCGTACTCTATTTCTTTGGTTATATCACCATTTGCCATAGTATTTCTCCTTTTTAGGCTTCCAACTCTAGCAATCCACTAGAGTATTCCTTTAAGATGTGTAGTAAAACCACTTTACCACTATACCTCTATTATCAGCACCTGCAACATCATCATACGTTGCATGAACCTTTGTTCCATCTTGTACTAGATACACATTGCCGTCATTTGATACATTTAAAATTCCATGTCTTCTGTCAGTGCTACCATTGTAACAAGACCAATGTCCTAATCCACCACTATTAACTCTAGTGCTTGTTTCTGGAGTAAAAGGTAAATTAGCTATAACATATGCATTAGAATTTGAACTAAAACCATTTCTATAAAAATTAGCATAAATATGAACTGTATTACCAATTTTTGTATAATGGGCTGCAGTACCATCAAAAGAATAACCATTTGTTAAAGTCGGTGTCCATGTGCCTTCTTCATAGTCGTCTAAAAGTTCATTACCTGTACTAGCACCTGACACACTTGTATCAGCAGTAGCTGCAAAACTAAGTCCATGACCACTAGCTAATGTTAAGTCACCATCAGCTATATCAAGTCCTGATGCTAAATTTACTGAATTACTTCCTATCTTAGATATTGCCATTAGTCTGCATCCTCTATTGTTAGTTCACCTGCATCAACTTGTCGTTTGATTTCAGCGTAATCTGTATTAGCTTCGTCTATTGGAACGTAGCACTCAACACCATCTATTGTTGCTTTTATTGAAGAATTTTTTTCTTCTAAATCCTTTATATACTTTACTTTAGTAATTTTCATTTTATTATAACTCCGACTCTGCTTTCCAAAAAGTAGTATCCCCATTAGTATTCATGTGGGTTGCTGTTCCTGCTGTTCTACTAGACGTAGTTGCATATAACTCACAACTATTAGCAGTAATTTGAGCAGCATCAATATCAGAAATAGTTACAGTTTCTGTTGCGTTATATACATTGTAGTCAGAAGTAGCACCTATGGTAACTGTTGGTGCAGCCCTCATAAGTTGCCACCATCTAAGATTTGTGTAACAAGTAGTAGCAGTATGTTGGTTTGCCACAATACCATATGTTCTAGCAGTTCCAGAAATTTGAAAATATCTTTGGCATCTAGCTAAACTATCTATATAAGTTTCATGTTTAAAAGGTGTAGCGACTTCACCCAATTCTAATTGCACACCTGTTAAATAAAAATTATTAGAAGTATTATCAAATACATTCACCTGACCTACAGCACGATTAGCTGATGTAACACTTGCCCATGTAGTATTTAATGTACCACTTGTAAAATTAGTTCCTGCACACAGCCACCAAGTAATTTCTAATGATTGTAAATTATCATTGTTCCAAGTTCCAGTTGTATCAGCATCAAATGTTATTGTTTTAAACTCCCAAGTGTTAGCACTACTAATTGTGTATGTCTTTGATATTTGTCTTGAATTATCTGTATCGTACCATTCAACAATATGTGTTCCTGTTTTAGGTGAACTTACCCAAAACTGTAGTGTTCCTTTTTTTGCACTTGATGTTCCTTTTAAAAAATTTTGTAAATCTTGTCCTTCAAATCTTTGTTGTATAAACGCTACTTCATCTGCACCTATACTGCTGTCAGCAGTTGTAACATCTATTTTAAGAGATTTTGTAAAAGCTGTTGCAGATGGAGCATTTGTATCTTGAGTTACAGTTACTGCACCATCAGAGTAATTGTACATTCTCCATCTATCTAAAGTTCTAGCTATACTATCTGATGCAACAGCCGTGCTACCTCTTTGATAAATTTGCATATCACCATTATAAAAATAGTTACGATTAGCTAAACTACCTGCTTCAGATGCTGTAGCTAAATCTGCGAATGTTCTTGCTCTGCTCATAAGTTATCCTATAATTTTTCTGCTTCTTCGTTGCGTTCTTTAGCTGTCTTTACAACCTTTAAATCAAATGCTTGAGTTACTTGTGCATCTTCACCTGTAGCTATCGTAATACCATTAGCATTACAGTGTGCTACATTAGCTGCTATAATTCTTTCTTTACACTTTCTAGCTTTGTCTTTTACAGCGTGGTTTATCCACTCTGAATTACTAAAAGCAGAATAAGACATTGCTTTGTCTTCTGTGTCTGTAAGTTCTATTTCATATTTAACCATATATTTCTCCTTTTTAACCTAGTAAAAACACATGAAAGTATGTGTTTGTGTTTGACGCATACCTCTGTCCTTTTGTATCACTTACTCGTGCATATACTTGTAATGTATCACTAGCATCTAAATCTACCAAACCTGTTACATTTTGAGTGCTTGTATTAGTACCAGAGTTATCTCCATGATGACGACTATACAAAGTTAATGTACTGTTTACATAAATAGCTAAATCGTATGTTATTGACCCACTTGATGTTGCAGTCCTCAATACATTTGCATTTGCATAATATGTTCCATCAACAGGTGCAGTAAAGGTTTGTGAACTAGCGTAATCTGCATTTTTATCTATCGTTTCTACATTAAATTGTACTATTTCATAAGTATCTGCTGATGAAAAAGCAGTAGTGTTATTAGCATTATTATATGCTATTACAGCAGGTTGCAATGGCATACTTACAATACCATTTGAATCAATGCTCATTCTTTCATTACCACCATTGGTGTTAAATCTTAATTTATTAGTTGAATGATTATAAACAATACCACCTGCGTATCTTCCATCACCACTGGTAGCATCAGAAAACTCTAATCTTCCTAAACTATCGTTACCACTATAGATTGTAATACCTTCAGTTCCACTTCCATCACCTACAACTAACCTAGTCATATATTGAGATGATGGACTTGTATTGCCTATGCCTACATTCTCTGAAGTATCTATAGTCATAGTGGTAGCATCAGCATTGTCATCTATGCCGACAGAAGTAAATGCACCTCCAACAGTTAAAGAACTAGCCATGTCAACTGCACCATCAATATCTACAACATCTAAGTTAGCTGTTCCATCTACGTCTATATTACCACTAAAGTTTACATTTCCAACAAACGTACCACCACTTGTAGCACTGACTGTATCAGCTACAGTAAACACATCATACACCACCACAGTAACCTCATCACTTGTGTTCAAGGCTGATAGACCTGCTATCGTGTTAGCAGTGCTTGTGTTATAGTCTGTTGTTGGTTTTAGCAGAACACCATTGAGATATACATCAACGTATGCACCATCTGTAAATGTTAGAGTAGCACCATTGGCATCTGCTCCACTTACGGATGTATCACCATTTGATGCTAGGTATACGAACCTATTTCGTACTCCAAATCCGTCTGTTGTTTTTCCTATGTATGGCATTACTTACTCTATCTTTCCTGTGTCAGGATTAAATGTTTTACCTACGTTTACAAAACCAGTATCCCATTCTTCTATTCCATCTTTACATAATTCATAAGCTTCTTTAGAATAGTCTTCATCTGTTTTGCCATCTACAATAGTCAACCATTTATCTACAATATAAATATCACCCCTATCATTAGTAACTTTAAAACCAACTTTCTTTTTAAGAGTGGCTGAACTAGAGTCATAATTTTCACCACCTTCAGTTGTGTTATTTTTGTCTATTTTTTCGGTTGTCATTTTATCTATTTTAATATTTTTAATTGTCATTGTTTTTCCTCTTAATCATAAGCCTGTAATATAAGAACGTAGTAAGATGTTCCACTACCTTCTCTATTTTTTAATGTGACAGTGTGACTATTGCTACTTTTAAAAACACAGGTGTTTCCATCACTGTCTGTTGCAGCATAATCACTTGAACCTGCTAATTTTGCTATTACATTTTGATAGGTAGCAAAAAATACAGCACCACCTCCTCCGGGGTCATACACTAATATTATTGCAGATGAAGAACCACTAAACCCTGCAACACTTGTACTAGCATCATCGGCTAAAGAAATACCTGTTAGTGCTGCTCTGTTAATTATTGCTCTTTCACCTGTTATGCCAAAGTTTGCTTGTTTTCCACTTTGGTCTAATGTTAAAGCAGTGTTACCTGCTACTCTAAGTCGCATAGCGTCTGTGCTATGAGTATAGTCAATAGCACCATGTGTATTCTGACCAGTTCCATCATTAAAATAAATAGAACCATATCCATCTGTTGCAGATATAAGACTCATTCCTGCAGAACCAGATTGAGATGATTTACTAATTACCAATCCATCTCCATAGGAATTATAACTTCCCGGTGATGAAGTGCCTAATCCAAGAAGACCTTCTGAAGTTAAAGTCATTTTTGTACTTGCAGTTTCCGATGCACCTGTTTGAAATCTTAGTCCTGTTGCATTACTAGATGCACTAAAATCTCCTTCAGATACTGCTGAAATAGCCGCAGCTACTAATTGTGAGTCTGTACCAGTTCCTTCATCTGGTGCTTGAAACTCAATAGAACCAAGTAAATCATCAACAGCTATATCTGTATCACCTGCTTGGAATGTTAAACGTGGTTCTTTACCATCACCTGTTCCAACGTGTTTTAATATTAATCCATCATCAGCACTATGTGTAAGAGTTATCTCACCATCTGCACCAAACTTAATTGCTGAACTATCTGAACTGAGTAAAATATCATCTGTTACTGTTAAATCGTCACCTACACTTACATCCCCACTAAACGTACCATCTACTGCTAAAAGGTTTTGTGCCGCAGGATGTGTTGCTGTACTTGCAGGTGCGTTGTGATGTAACACATAGATATTATTTCCACTAGCACTTACAGGTGCAGCAGTAAATGTCAATGTTGTACCACTGACTGCATACGCTGTTGTAGGTTCTTGTCTTACGTTTTCTACAAAGACTGCAACACCATTTGTTGTCGCAGCTTTAGATAGTGTAAAAGCAGTTGTACTTCCATCACCACTAAATGTATCTTTAGTTACAGATGCAAAGTTACTTGTTGGACTATTTCCTACGTAAGGCATTAGGTTATCTCCATAATACTCAATGTGCCACTTAATTTATCTGCTACACTACAATCTACTGTTATTTGGTCTGTTGTTTCTAACACTACTTTATTACCTGCCATCAACTCCAACGCTGAACCAACAGGAATAGGTGCATCTTTTACGATTATACTTGTTCCGTTAGCTGTGTTGTTTGTTACTGCTCTGTTAGCTGTATCACTAACTAATCTTACAGTTGCTGTAACTTGTGATGTGTGTATGTTAGATAAAACTAAACCAAGAACGATTGCAGTTACTCCACTACCTGCAGTATACACAACGTATGGTGTACCTGAAGATGCAGGTTCTGCAGCAAAGTTTACTACCTTAAATGTATTTGCCATTTATCTTTCCTTGTTTGTTTAATTATACACGAAAATTGCTTGTTTGTCAAGCATTATCCTAATGCAATAGCTAATGCTGTTGCTTCATCAGCAATGACTGAACTTAGAGTTGCTCCATTTACAGTAATTGCATCGGCTTCAAGTGTGCCATCTATATCGGCATCACCACTAATATCTAAACTTGTTGCATCAACTTCACCTGCGACAGTCATTACTCCACTTGCTACAGTAATTAAATCTGTATCACCTGTGTGTCCTATTGTTGAACCATTGATAATAACATTGTCAACTGTAAGTGTAGTAAGTGTTCCTAAAGAAGTAACATTTGCTTGTGCTGCAGTTTGTAATGTACCTGCTAGTTGTGTAGCTGTTAGCTTTCCTGTGCTTGGATTGTATGTTAAATTACCATCCATCTCCAAGCCAACATTACCTGTGCTTGATGTAGCATTTTCTACAAAAGTAATTAAGTTATCTTCATCTGTACTTTCATTATCTGTAACTAATACGTGAGCAGAGTTTGTTGCATCTGTAACTGTTACACCTGCAATCACAGTATTAAGTGCCGTACCATTAACTGTTATAGCATCTGCTTCTAGTGTACCATCAATATCTGCATCACCTGATATATCTAATTCAGTAGCAGTTACTTTAGCTGTCTGTAAGTCTTCAAAGCTAGAACCTAACTTTAATTCAAACTGAGGTCCTGTAGTATTATATGTAAATGTAGCATCATCGCCTGACCCACCTTCGATTGTAATACCTGCACCATTAATTACAGCAGATGTACTGTTACCACTGTCAAGTACAATATTATGGTCATTTAAATTTACAGTCGTAGAATTTACAGTAGTTGTTGTTCCACTAACTAACAAGTCACCTGTAACTGTTAAGTTATCTGCTACAGTTACTTCTGATGTACTATGACCTAATGTTATAGCTGTGCCTGATACTCCTGTGCCTATAGCTACAGACTCACTGCTATTTCCTGTATCTATTACAAGGTAATTATCTGAACCTTGTTTAATTGTAAATGCTGTTGCTGAGTTATCTGATACAGCTACATTAATATCTGTTCCATCTGCACTAATAGAGTCAAGTGCAATATCACCTACATTAGTTATATTGTTGTCACCAAAACTTACATTGTCTCCAAATGTTTTATTTGTAAGTGTAGCAGTTGATGCTGTTGAAACTAACTTGACATCACCACCTGTACTTGGTAGTGTTAAAGTATTAGATGCACTTTCTGAATGTGGAGCACCTTGTAGTGTTTGTGCATGTGCATTACTTGACTCACAGTAAAATTTAATTTTAGAAACTGCACCACTGTTTTTTAAGTCAATCAATCCACTTTGAATATCTACGTTGCCATCTAGTCTTACTACACCACTTCCATTTGGTGTTATAGCAATGTTACCATTTGATGTTGATACAAGACCATTTCCATTTACATCTAAATCACCACCTAATTGAGGAGTTGTATCTTCAACTATGTTTGATAAAGCAACACCACCAACAGCGAGTCCTGATACGATTGTGCTTCTTGTAACTTTTTTAAGACCACCACCTGAAGTATCTACTGCTAAAAATACGTCATCATTAGCTACTGTTGATATTTCTGATAACGACCCTACTGCTACAGAGTTAAAATTTGTTCCATCTGCTATAAGTAAATTACCTGAAGTGTTAGTTCCCATAGTGATGTCATCACCTGAGACTGTTAAATCACCTGATAAAGTTAAGTTACCTGCTATTGTTGCAGAACCATTTGCTAGTGTTATTAAGTCTGTATCGTCTGTATGACCTATTGTTGTTCCATTAATTACAACATCATCTATATCTAACGAACCACCTGTAATTAAACCTGTTGTTGTTATTGTAGATGAACCTGTATCTATAGTTCCAAAACCACTTGTTATTGAACCACTGTTTAATGCACCTACTGTTGTTGCAGCCGTTGTAACAAGATTAGGCATTGCAGTTATTTCATCATCAAAGTATGCAGCTAAATCTGTAACTGCAACTTGCTTCATTGTACCTGCATCATTAAATACAACTCTGTCTGCATCAGCAACAGTTGTAGAACTAGCAGATGTATCACCATCCATTACATTTAGTTCTGTAGCTGTAGATGTTACACCATCAAGTATATTTAATTCTGCTGCAGTAGAAGTAACTCCATCTAAAATATTTAGTTCAGCTGCAGTAGATGTTATAGCTGTGCCACCTAGTGTAATAGAACCTGATACATCTAAATTACCATTAAGGTCTACTGTAGTTGCAGCTATCTGTATTTCTGTATCGGCTACTAAATCTAACTGTCCATCTGTTGATGAATTAATGTATATTGCTGTATCACGAAACTGTAACTTTTCTGTTGAAGCAACTAGAATGTCATCACTAAATTCAAAGTAGTCTTCGTCTTCCATCCATTTTAAAACACCATCTGATGTTTCACCATCGAATGTTATTGTTATATCTGTTCCTGCAGTTCCTGCACCAAAGGTTAATGTGTTACCTAATAACTTAGTTATAGGACCACCTTCGTTAGCAGTACCATCGTGTGTATGTCCACTACTTGCTTGGAAGGCTGCTAATAGTTGGTCAAATTCATCGTTAGTATGTGCTGCTGTGATTACGTCACCATCTGTATAAGATGACTGTCGTGTATACGTTGCTCCCATTTACCTTCTTGCTCCTAACTGATATTCTAATTGAAATCCTTTTAATGAGTATGGTGCTGTTGTAGCATTGTCATTTACTCTTAACGCTACAGCAAAACCTGAACCCTCTACGGACTGTCTTAATAATGGTTCTGATGAACCACCATATGTAGGTGTTCCATAAGTTGATGTACCATATATAGCAACCACATCCTCAGAATCTAATGGATATGCTGCAGGTCTTGAAGAGTTTCTATCTTCATAATCATATCTTACAAACATATCAGCATTAATAGCTGACTCAGGCTTGTAGTTGACTATAACCCTTTGCATGTGTTTTCTTATTCCGGGGTCTCCAAAAGTTAAATCAGGACTTCTATATCTACCTGATACTTTTGTTCCATCAAAGTCGTTGCCCTTTTCTTGTCTATGTATAAAGCCATCATACCCACCATGTAAAACTAATACATTACCTGCTTCTACAAAGGTATCTGTTGCTGATGGTTTTATACCTCGTAACTCTGCAAACTCAAAATTTTGACCTTTCATAACACAAATAACACCTTTAGTACTGTCTTCACTTGTACCATCTTTAGAAAAGAATATTCTATATTGTGTTTTGTCAGGTATAACTACCGACTCAAATAATGCTGAGTCAACTAAATTATCATCAAATATAGACTGTACGTTTGCACTAATAGTTCCAAGTTCAACGTCACCAATTCTTGCTGTACCTGCAACTGTACGTAATCCATCAGGTCCTAAGAATATTAAATCACCTGCAAATTCCTGTATAGTGTCTCCATTTATACAACCAATGTTTCTTGTAACAGGTGTTATTGCAAAATCACTTGATGTGCTTCCTGTTAATTTAAATATTCTATTTTCACAAAATATAAATAAATCATTACGGAATGCTTTCATACCTACAATAGTATCATCAACCTTAATACTACCTGCACCACTACCACTGTTAAATGCATCTTCATCAAATGGCTGACTAAATACTAATGTCTGTGGTGTGCTTGACATACCTGCATAAAACATATGACTTTTAAATGCAGTTACAAACTTAGCACCTTCTACACTTGACTCTGTAACATCTGTTGCAGAGAAAGATGTATTAAAAACTGTTGGGTCGTTTGTGCCATCGGTAACAATTATCTTTTCGTTACCATCAAAGTTAAATCTTTCAAACGTATATTTACCTGCATTAGTTCTACCTGTATCTCTTTCTGTCCAACTTTCAGAAACTGCACTATCAACGACATGTGCCGCAGCTGTTGTAGAACTTGTTGCTCTTGTTACACCTGTAAATGTTGTTGATGTAACACCTGTATAGGTAAATATCTCTGAGTCAATCTGTAATGTGCCACTTGAACTAAAACCTGTTGTACTATCTACAGTTATAGTTCCTGACCCTGACATTGTTGCACTTGATGTTATTGCAGTTGCTAATTCAGTTGATGCTGAACTAAATATCTTTTCACCTCTTGCAGCAACAATGTTATTATTAAAAAATGCTACCATCAAAACTTTTTCAGAACTAGATGATGTTTGAGGTACAATATGATTGCAATGTTTTCTAAAGCCGTTTATTCTTCTATAGCCACCTTCGATGTCAGGTTCAAAGTTTAATAACTCTAACGCTTGTCCGGGTTGCATAATAAAGGTTGAACGACTTTTAATCAAGCCACCTTCACATACAAACGCTGAAGGTGATGTTTGCGATTGGTCAGGCATACTAAGTTATCCTTGAGGGTGTATCCACTCCTGTTAAATATCCTGATCTTGGTATATATGTTGAACGTATGTAGTCAAATCTATTAACAAGTAATGTTTGCATATTTTTTATACCTTGTTCAAATCTTTGCATATTTAATTGATACTGTGATGTTTCACCTCTGTACTGATACACAAACGCTGTAGCACCATCTGCTATAATAGGAGCAAACCTATCAGGTATACTAGTAGTATCACTATGTGCTGACATATCACTAGGAAAGGTAAAGTAGTCGTATTTAATTGTGTATGATTTAGTGGGAAAAGGATATAATATATAATTATTATCAGGTGCTCTAATTATAAACTGTGGTATACCACCGTCTTCAAATTGTGCTACTTGAACACCACTAGCGTGTGCTGAAGCAGTTGTGCTACTTGTTCCTCTTGTTACACCTGTAAATGTTGTTGAACTACCTATAGCTGTGTATGTAACTTGCTCATTACCTATAAATAAAGTTCCTGAACTAGCAAAACCTGATGTACTAGCTACAGTAAGCGTTGTTACAGAATCTGTATGAGATTGACTAAGAGTAGTTGTATCTATTTCATCTTCTTGTGTTATGTAAGCATTTACATAATCATTGTAATTTAATATTCTTAATCTTCCACCACTTGTTCCTAAATCACTATCTTTAACTAATCTAAAAGTATTATAGTCTACAGTTTTAGCATCTGTAGGTATACTATATTTAACTGTACCTGCTGTTAAAGTTTGTGTTTTTGTTGAGTGATTAAAAGGATATTGAAACTCTTTTTGATTTATATATCTTGTGGCTTCATTAACAGCATTCTTACATTGTGTCTGTATACCTCGTGAAGAACTAAAGTTAGATGAAGTCAATGCTACTTCATTTAATCGTGCTATAACTCTATTTGTATGTGTAAGAAATGTTTCAGCCATAAAATACTCGTGTTAAAAGGATGGCAAGTTTCCCTGCCACCCTATATCTAGCTAATTAAGCTAATTGGTCTCTATCAACATCG